AAGAGGAAAGAGCTCCCATTGGTTGTCCAACAGCATAACGATAAACACCGTTAGACTGAGGGAACTGCATAGTTTCGAGAGAATAATCTCTATCAACAAGCAGTTGCTTTCAAGCTTCTGCTGTCTCTCGATTTTCAAAGAGAGCAGACAGAAGATCTACTTGCAAATCAATGGGGAGTCTGTCAGTTGCAGCACTTAAATCATAACTATATAGCTCCTTCAGACCTTTATCAATCAACCTTTTTACAGGTTTCAATTGATCAAAAGTCCCATCACTAGGAATTTGTTTAAGAATATTAAATAAATTCTTGTGAAGAGGAGCCAATAGAGACTGAGTTCAAGCGTCTACAATTGCAAAGACCCTAACCTTTCCTGCGGGTTCTTGTTTAAGAGCTAACTTACCCACTTTTAGTCGGCCTACTCCTCCATTAGGAATTCAAAACTTTAATAGATCATCAATTTCTTGATTACTATAAAAAGTAGATATCTCCTGATGAAGTTTATCAATAAGAACCTGACATTTCGTATTTATAGCAAACACTGTAAATGCGTTAAGAAGATTAGGATACCGCGTTAGAGCTAATGCATCTAATGGATATCCCAATAACTGGTTTTTATGATTTGGGCCGGCAGTGGTTAAAGTAATAAGACGGCGGTTAACAACAAAAGGACTTCTGTCCGCACTAAAATAAGTACTTGTCTTTTTATCGACAAAGAATTGTTTTAGCTGTTGCACTACTAAAATTATCTCGGGAGTAGTTTTAATTACTCCCTTGAAAGGACTAGTTATAGTCTCTAATTTCAGTTTTGGACACGCCGGCATAACTCTAAATACCGACAACACAGTCAAGACAACCTTAATAATCTTAGGGTCTTTTGCCTCCATTCGGAGACGGAGATCACCTGGGATTATCAATGGTAGTCCACGACGTACAGCTACCCTCGGTTCCTCGGAACTCGAAGCTAGCTCTCCCGCAATATGCTTTTGACTAAGTCGTAAGCATTCTTTTAGATATTGACAAGTAAAGGTCATTCCCGAAAGTTTGACCATTCTTTCAATCCTAAAACCTAGTTTATATAAACTAGGGCGGAAGTTACTATGATTTAATCCAAACAGTCAG